AATCCTGTTACCTTTAAACTATCCATTAGTGTTTACCATTTATTCTGCTTAGAGAACCATCTATCCTAGATACTTGGTTGTCTAAGTCGTTTATCTCTTTCGTTAAAGCATCAAACTTGCGATCTAGTTTATCGTCTGATTGATTCCATCTGTTGATAAGCTTTATAATCATACCTTCCATGTTTTCTAATGTTTCAGACTGACCCTTATTTTCTACTTTTAAATTTTCTAATTGTTCTTGCTGTTTAGCACTTTTGTTTGACAATGATATAACTAAATATACGAACATAGCACCAACCACTCCTATCATTCCTGCTTCACCGTATATTGCTAAAAAATCCATTACTTCTTCTTTCTCTTGCCCCAACTTAGTGGGTTAATGTTAAACTCTTTTTCGTAGAAAGCTACTTTTTGTTCAAGCTCTTCTCTCTTAACCCGTTCTTCCACGATGTGCTTATCAAGTAAGCTCCCAATTTGTTCGTCTGCATAAGTAACTTTATCTTCCAGCTTTCTAATGCGGCTTTCAATCTGCCAGTAACCATAAACCAACATTCCGATAAGGACTGCAATCTGACCCAGCCATTTAAGGTTAATGCTAACAATGGCGTTATCGTCAAGAATAGTAGTCCTATAACTTCTAGCGGTATCTGGCTTTGCACTCACTTTACCTCGACTTTTTCCCAATCATTATGTAAGTAGCACCAATTAGTATGATCAGACACACGACCATGATACCAATGTGTAATAGAGTCAGCATCAACAATCTCTATAAACACTGTATTTGTAAATTTTTCCTCCTCTCCTATTGGCACGTTTGCCACTATCCACCCCTGACTTGTGCAACTGTGGATTGCTAACATAACTAACAGGAATGTTATAACTCGTATGTACAACTTCAAAGTCTCCGTTTTTTAATGTTTTAATTGTTTTGTTCATAGCACCATCCACCAAGCTATACCAGTTTCTACAATTATATCAGCCATAGTGTTATATGCCCACGCTTTTTTGGTTCCGTATGTTTCCTCATCGCCTTCAATAACCCATTCAAATACCTCCCACAGAACGCCTACGATAAACACACCCATTACACACCAAAAATCTGACCAACTCAACCATTGGAATATTTTACATAAAAAAGCACCAGCCGCTAAATGATATGCAGTCCACCCATCTAACTGTCCAGTGTTATATTGCCATGATACTAGTGTCGCTAAAGGGTTTTTCATTTGTTCTGTATCACGTTATTTACAAGCTCATGCTTGCCTATTATCATTCTCCCACTACCACCACCATGTTCATCATCGCATTTATCAACATAAGCTTCTTCTATCGTATCCCAACTATTGCTTCTCTTTATAACTTCTCCATTGTAAACTAAAAAATAACTATACCTAGAAGGATAAGTAAGGGTCTCTGTTGTACCGTCTGGATATTTCTTTGTACGAGTCGCACCGGGAGTTGTATTTCTATACAACTTTAGGTCGTGACCCTTAGAACTTTTCCTTATCAGCATTTACTTGTCCTCTGATTCCTCTTCTTTAGATAAAGATTCTTTAAGCATATTGACAAATGCATTGTACCCAACTGCTAATTGCTCAGCTACAAATTGATTTGTTCTCTGCTTATTTTGTATATCATTAATATGATTTACCATTACTTTTTGCTCATCAGTCATATCCTCAATGATATACTCTTTATCATCTAAGGTCAAGACTGGCTTCTGTTCTTTTTGTTTTTTAGCCATTTTTGACTCCTTTTTTGTTAAATTTCTTTAGCCTGTTTATCCGCCCATGCTTTTTTAATGTCATCTGTCCATAAAGCACCAGCTAAAGCCTGTATTTCTGCAGATTCTCCAGATACATCCATATCTGGTGTCAATACTTTTCTATGATATTTGTAAGAGATTTCTGCACCATCTTCAATGATCGATGTTTTCGTACGAACATTGATATGCTTATACTCACCTCTTACTTCATAATCATCTTTTTCTACTTTACTAAGATTACTCATATTATCTTTCCTTTTTAATTATCCAATTAAACTGTATATGTTCCAGCAAAATAAAGTGCATTTTTATTTTCACTTGTTCCATCCGTTACATCTGAAACTGCAACATTATTAGCATCTACATTATAATCTGCATAATAAAGCTGAATTATTGTACCGCCAGCAATAACTAATCCATGAGATGGATTTTCTCCTACCCATCCACCAGCATTGCTAATAAGTATAGAAGCATTACCATTTGCAGTACCTGAAGTGCTTGCTCCAGCAGTAAAAGGCAAACCACCAATAGCAACATCTCCACTTGCAGAGCCTTTATTAACAGCATCTGTTCTTAAAAATCCTTGAATATGAACGATGTTACCTATCTTTGTGTACTTTCCTTTGACTAATGAATCATAAGTGACTGAAGTGAAATCTGTGCTATTAGTTGTAAGCGTGGGGGTAAATACTCCTTCTTCATATCCATCAAGAACCTCTGAAGATGATGTGCCTGCATCTGGTGCTGGTTGGGTAGCTGAAAAGTTTATTCCAGCACAATGAACTGTAGCACCACTATCTTGTGCCATATAAACAGCAGTTACAGAACTATTACCAAGAGTTACTGAATTATTTGTTACTGCTGTTGCACCTTGACCGATTGCAGTTTGGTTTTGAGCATCTGCTCCACTTACATCACTTTGATCTCCAATACATACATTATTATCTCCTGTGGTAACTGTAGACATTGAGTTCCAGCCTACTGCTGTATTTCTTGTACCATTTGTAAGCGTTCTTGCTACTAACCTTCCTACAACTGTATTATGAGTTCCTGTGCAAGTGCCTTGATCCATTGATGTTCCAATAACAGTGTTATTTGTACCCGATGTAATGGCAAAACCAGCTTGGTATCCAATTCCAATATTTCCAACATTACCACTTCCACCAACTTGATTTCCTAATGCTTGATAACCTATGGCAGTGCTTTGACTTGCTACTGTTTCAGCACTCAAACTTTGATAACCAACTGCTGTATTACCAGCACCAGAAGTCAATGCTTTGAGCGAATCTCTACCTATTGCAACAGTTCCATCTGCCCCTGTGGTTGTGCCACTTGCACCTTTAAAAGCATTTTGACCTATTGCAACTACATCTTGAATTGCAACACTTGCTGGGACAAGAGACATACAATCGCCACCTATTGCTACATTTAAAGTTGCTGTTGTCGCTGTACCTAATGCCGAATCTCCTATAACTATATTACTGCTACCTGTGGTAAGAGCATCGGCTGTCAATCTACCAACGATAGTATTGTTTGACCCTGTGGTTATGCTTTCTCCCGCAGATTTTCCTATGGCTACATTATTTGCAGAATCACCTTGAGCAACGTATAAGGCTCTATGCCCTACAGCTACGTTTGCATTTCCTGTTAATGCAGATGCAGAATTTGAACCTAATGCTTGAGTTCCTACTGCCACATTCTGCTCTGAAGTTGTTCCTTCTTTTAATGCTTCATATCCTAATACTGAATTATCTCCAGCCCCAATGGAATCCAACATTGCCTGATAACCAACAGCGGTATTCCTTGCTCCGTTTTGAATATTTTCACCAGCACTTCGCCCTACTAAAACTGTACCATCTGCAACTGAACTATTTATGTCTAAACCAGCATATAAACCAATAGCTACAACATTAGATACATCAGTTGCTGTGTTTAATGCTTGTACACCTATAGCAATATTTTGATTTCCTGTTGTGAGATTTTGACCTGATTCTTTTCCAACAGCTACATTATTACTTCCTGTGGTAATGTCAAATAAAGAAAGTGAACCAACTGCTGTATTACCAGCGACTGCGCCCTCAGCATTGTACATTGCACTTGTGCCGATAGCAGTATTATTACCTCCTGTAATTGCATTACCACCACCTTCACCCATAGAACTACCACCAATAGCAATATTACTACTGCAATTTGTCATGCTATTACCAGCCCTATATCCAATAGCTATATTATCTGAAGGAGTAGTTGCTCCAATCAACGAACCTAAAGCCTCAGTACCAATAGCAATGCTTCTTGTTACATGAGTAATATTTGCAACCATAGCACTATTCCCAATCGCAATATTATCTCCACAAGTACCAGCATCAGTTCCAGCAAGAGCTTGATAACCTATTGCAATTGAATTATCCACTGCATCTGCTTGGTACAGAGCTTGATGTCCAATAGCTAAATTTTTAGTAGCTCCAGATGCGATTGCATTACCAGCTTGATAACCTAAAAATGTTGAGGATGCTTCCCCACTACTATCATTATTAGAAAGCGAAATTCTGGAGTTGGCATCAAGTTTAAACCTTACACTAGTATCAACAAGAAACTCCATTTCATTACTGCTATGTAAATAAGCAATATATCCTACATCGTTATCATCTACATCTCCAAAATAGATTATATTATTTGCACTATTTGGTGTTAAAAATTGTAATCCAGCATGACTATTATTTTCAATCGTTAACTGTGCATTAGCATTTGAATCTATTGTACCGGCAGTTGCTTTATGGATGTGAAGATTTGTGTCTCCAGAGGCAATCCCAATTCCAACCTTATTTGACTTTATAAAAACAGTATTTGAATTAGATCCGTCTGTTAAGACAAGAGTATCTTCGCTTGAATCATTAAAAATATTTGCTTTTACAGTTGTTCCTTCACGAAACATTAAAAAAGAATCTCTATCTGTCGCCGACCTAATATCTACAGTGCCACTTGAAGAAGCATGAGTTGATTCTACTATTAAATGACCATCAGCAGTAGAGTTAAAAATGTGCATTGTACTTGAAGGACTTGCAGTTCCAATGCCAATATTATTTGACGTATCTATCACTATTCCTGTAGTAGATGAATTTGCTCCAATTTTTACAGGATGATTAGTTACACTACCAAATCTGACTTCACTATCCAACGCTCTCATTTGTATAGAAGTTGTATTCGTAGTATCTGTTGCTGTAATGGATGGAGCAGAAGCACCACTCGCTAATATATTACCGCTTACATCTAAAGCCTGTGTAGGCGTTTTATTTATACCTATCCTAGAATTTGTTGTATCTACTATAAATACATCACCACCATCACCATCTTTTCTAACTAATAATGCTTCTGTATTGTCTACGTCTATTACTTGTGTACCTTCTATTATTTCATCAAAAGCTAAACTACCCCCACCCTGTACAGTTAAATCGCCTGTAATTGTAACATCACCTGAAATAGTATTGCTACCACCAAGAGATACATTTAATCTATTATTAGAAGTATCAAGTACAGCGTTTAGTGCTTCTTGAGATGTGTGAGAATTTGCGGCTACGGAATTGCCTGAAGAATCTAGAAGTACCTTGTTTAGTACTTCTTTTGTAGTAAATTTATTTATGTCTGACATAATCTATCCTATATTTCCACCACCACCGCTTTAAAGCATTCATATAGTTAAATTATATGTCGTGAAACTTAGCCTAGATCAAGACAAATAATCAATCAATAATCTTATGTAAAACTAGCTGGAACGACTGCT